TTACACAAGCAGTACTTAAAGCTTGTATAGCTACATAAGTATCTGAATTAACTGTAGCATTAGTAACATAATCTGCACCAGCCTGTCCTAATTGTATGCTACCTGCTTCATTCGCAGAATATTTATTTATGCTCATTTTATTTCTCCTTATTAATTTTAATCAAGCCCTATAGCTTCTATAGCTATATCAGTAGAGCCACCACGCTGAGCTGAAAAAGTTGTAACTGTTGATGATGAACCTGCTAATGGTATTATCCATGCAGATCTTGAAGGTAATGTTGCAATATGTTCAGAATCAGCATATATCAATATTGTATCTTCAGTAGCATCTCCTAGCACTGTTGAACTACCACCCCATTCATAACCTGTATGTTTTACATAAATGAAAGTAGCAGTAGCATCTCCAATAGCTGCTGCTGCTGAATTAGTGCATTGAAGATATGGAGTAGAACTTGTTCCGTTTGTAAAGGTGCCACCTTGAGATATTGCTCCATCGGTTGCACTGGTACCGTTCCCGCCTAATGATTTTCTAATATTTTCGTGAATTGTATCATGTGCCATAGTACCGCCATCGTCTCCAGTTTCTTTAGCAACTGGAGTAGCTGAAACAGACCATCTAACTTCGTGTGTTGTAGCCATAATTATCTCCCAATTAATAGTTGTAAACCTTGGGTATATTCAGCTTTTAACTGTGCATACTGTCCTTGTTTCCATTGATAGTCTGCTTGATACTGACCCAAATTTTGAGTGTACTCCTGAACTTCTGTTCCTACTTTAGCTTGGTATTCTCCAAGTTCAGCTTGAAATTTTTGCAACTTAGAACCGTATTCTTGTTGCTCTTTTTGTAATTTTAAATTTGATTCTTGTTCAGCTTCTCTTGAACTAAGTTGAGCTTGCTGTACAGCTTCTTGCAGCTTTGCTTGATAAGATACGTTTGCTTGATTAAACTCATTCAATGAATCTTGTACCTTAGTCTGATACTCAGATATTTTCATTGGAGTTAGTGAAAGTCTTGATTGTATTTCACTAGCATATCCTTGAGCTTCAGAAAGAGCTGCATTTACTTCTTTTACTCTCATATCTCCAATAGAGACCCATTCTGATATATGAACTTGTGCTCTTTGAAGTTCAACTTGTACTATAGATAAATTTCCTTGTAATAATTCTAAATCTTCTGCTTGTAATAAATCATGTGCATCATAACTAGATGCTGGCTTATTAGACTCAATTAATGCAGACACTTTATCTAACGCATCCTTTACTCTTGTTAATTGAGAGTTTGCCGTTAGAAATGTTTCTTCATCTCCAAAAACAGAATCACTATCAGCAGATAAAAATTTACCAGCTGCTGTAGCCGCTTGGTCTACTGCTGTTTTTATTACTCCCAATGCTGTTGTAATAGCACTTGCTTGAGAGGGGTATTCTGTTGCCCAAGCTACGCCACTAATAGTTGTAGAGGGTGATGTATAAATTGGAGGAACGCCTAAATTATTTAATGTTGTAGATGTTATATCTGGATTAGTGAAACTAGGTGACTCAGGTGCTACTGGAGCAACAGCTGTAATATCTAAATCAGATAAACTAGATGATTTGTCAGCCATTAATCTTTGTAAGCATCTAACTGCACTACCAAGTATAAGTATATGTTCCGCTTCTAAAGGAAAATTAGCTACTGCATCACTTCCGTTTGATATAAGAGCACTACCATTGTGCGTTGGAAGTTTTGGAACATAGTGTAATACGCCAGCAGTAGCTCCACTTCCTGCTGCTCCATTAACATAAATTGTTTCAGCCTCTATATAATAAACTGGATTAGTATCTGATGCAGCATAGATAGAATTGGCATCATTATATCTTGCTTTCTGATTTGCTGGTATATATTTAACTGGCAAATCATCTTTGTCTACTGCTAATATTTTTTTATCTGATATACCTAAACCGCTACTAGAAACAGCTACAGCTAAAGATGATGGTAATAATTTATTATTTGGAAGTGCTGCAATTATTTCTCCACCTATATCTAAGAGTGATTGAGTAATAAGAGCATCATCTCCTACACTACCAATTAAATCTTCTACTTGTGTTTTAAAATCTGCCATTATGAAATTGTAACCTCCGTAAAAGTATGTGGTACTTTAAAATCCATTATAATATCTTCCCAACTTGCAATAGCTTGATCCCAAGATAAATTACTGGTATCAATAGCTTCAGCAAAGTCAGACATAGAAGTATGTGCACTAATTTCATTCATTAGTAATCATACCCTTTTATACTTAATGAAGAACCATCTCTACCTGTGTTAGCGTATTTTTTACCTTCTCGTATACACATTTCCCATTGTTGTCTAAAATAACCAGCCATTTGAATTGCTTCTGGTTTTGTTTCATAACCTTTCATAATAGCATACTGTGCTAAAGCATCATGAAACTCATCTGGTATAGCAGGAGATTCAGTCATTATTATTCCAGTACCACTAGCTACAAAATTTTCATCACTTTTTATTGCAAAGATTGTTACAGTTTTATCTGCAGCTGGTCCTGTATATTCTGTAGCTGGACTTACACCTGATACATTAGCTTTTGCAATTGCTATTCCATCACGCTCTAACCAGTATACTTCATCTTTTGTTTTATTGTATGCCATTATGTTAAATCTCTTACTTCTGGTCTATCAGATAATCTATAAATATCATATCCATCAACATCAACAGATAAGACTTCTAATATTGCATCATCAAGAGCATAATATCTTTGGTCTTCTGTTGTAGTAAATTGATACGCTGTTGTTAAAATTCTTGTTTTTCTACAAAACTCATCCAAAGCTTTATTTAAAAATATACGTATTTGCGTTTCCCCAAGCTCTGGGTGATGTTGTTGCACTGTTTCTATTAACTGTTTCTGTGTCATAATTCCTCAGTTCGAGGGGAGATATTACTCCCCCCTCGAGTTTCGTTTTTATTAACTTGCGTCAACAGTAGCTTTTGTTGAACCATTGCATAACCAGTTACTTCCATCACAAAAAATATCAATCATATCATTAATTGCACCAGCATTTAATGTAAGCGATGATACTGTTTCGTGTATGTCTCTACCAGTTTGTGTTGCATGATCTGTTCCATAGCTGCCATGATAGTATATTTTACTTGCACCGCCACTTATCACATGCTCACTATCATCTCCTGAAATAACTTTACAGGAAAATCCTTTGTAAACATTTGATATAGTAGGAAGCGTAAGTGTTATTGCAGAACCAGATAAAACAAATGCTTTACCATGATCTGCAGGAGCTATACTATAAGCTGCTGTTTTACTTTCAACAGAAGCACTTGAACCACCTATATAAGGTCTAGCCATAATTGACCTCCCTTAACTAATTTTAAATAGATGATGACTTTCTATAAGAGATATACCAACACCTTCGTCAGAAAAGTATTGATCTTTTACTCCGTCAAAAGCATTATCCGTTTTAATATTAGTTTGATACATAGGTGAACGATATTGAGCATGGAACAAGTTCTCCTCACTTACAGCAAGCATATACTTATTGTAAGGACCACGTAATGCAGGAGTTGGAATTAACTGAAGGATACCATGAGGTGTCTCAAGAATTTTATAATTAAATCCAAGAGAATCTCTTTTCATATCGCTCATATTAACTGTCCAACCAGAGCCACCAGCTATTCCGCTATTTCCAGCTATTTTAGACCAATATCCTAAAGCACCAGCACCACAGAAAGCTCGCTTAACACCAGCTTCTGGTACGTACTGGAATACTTTTTCCATATCGTCTACAAAATCATTAAAACTGTAACTAGCTTCAGTGATACTGAATACGTTCTGATAATCATAATCTCCAGTTTCACCATATTTATCCAGAGCACTTACGATACCGTAAGTTGAACGAATAACATTTCCAGCTGCATCTGTTCTTCCGTCATCAGCAAAGGTCTCATCTACGTTAGATGCTTTATTACCAGCACCATATGCAGACTCTCCTAAGCCAGTTCCACTATCACGCTGTCCGAAAAGGAACGCCTTTTCTTTTTGCATTTTGTGTTCTTGACTTTTTTGACCACGTAAACGTGCCAACTCTGAAGATTCACCACGTAGTGATGCAGCTAAAAGAGTTCCAGTAATTTGCAAAGGAGTTTTAAATATCTGTGAAGAATTATAAACTACTTGCAATTCATCGGACCAAGCTTCAGGTGCTGTCATACCTTCACCCTGTGCATTACCAATCACATACATTGGTGCATTATTTACACAAGTAAAGGCTGCTCCAGAAAGTGATTTCATAGTAAGATTAGAACCTGATACTGCAGTAACTACAGCTACACCAGCTTTTGATGTTTCTGCAACATTCCAGAACTCAAATACTAAACCAACCCATGAATCATCGGGACCGTCTACTAAACCAACTATACCGTCAACAGCGACTGTATCGCCAGTATCATTATCGTCTAGCGTTGGTGTTCCATTAACTAGACATTTTTGTTTCACCCAAGGATTGCGATGTTCAAACATCTTAAAAATTGGGTCTGGTACTTTACGCTGTTCCCTATTTGAAATCACCGTAGTAAACGGAGATACGTCAGTCCAGAGTTCTTTTACAACTTGTGGGCTTACGTAAAAATCCCGTCTATCGGTATAGAGAACTCCAGCGGAGCCACCATTATACATGGACTTTAATGTTTCAGCCATTATATTTTACCTTTCTATCTTTTAAAAGAGAGCAAACCATCATTAAACAGGTCTTCATCATTTCTAGGAGCTTCAGAAGTACCACTCTCAACTGCTGCTGATCTTGGTATCGCTAAAACTTCTTGCGACTTTTTCATTTCCTGTCTTTTTTGTTCTACCCTTGCGTCGGGTGCATCTTTCATCATATAGAGCTTGATAAGATGATCGACGGTTACATTGTTTGGGTTACTTGCCCAGTTCACAAAGTCTCCAGCTTTTGTTTGATCAAAACCGTAGCCGCCCATTGCATGAGACATAGCATTGTTTTTAACCAAATTAGTTTGCTGTTGAGCATATGCTTGCTCATACTGAGCTCGCATTTCACGCTCTCTGACTTCATCTTTTTGTTCAAGAAATCCCATATAATCGTCTTGGTATCTTTCTTTCTCTAAACGAAACTTGAAAGATGTACTCTCAGGATCGTTATACGCATCGACCTCGTTGTAGTTGACTGGTTTTGTTGGTTTGACGGGTGCCTGCAATGAATTCTGTTGAACTCCCATTTCTTGTTGGGGTTGTCCATTAGGGTTTCCATTGGAGACCGTTGACTGTTGCTGCTGTGCTAAACTTCTATAATAATCAAGTTCTTGCTGTGCATTCGATAGTTCGCTCCTCACCTTGTCTGCCTGACTTTGCCAATATTCAAATCTACTCGAGTCTTCTTTTGCAGGTGCTTGTTCAGGACTTCCTAAGCTCTCAGCCTGTTCTTGTCCTGAGACAGGCGTTTC